AAGCGCAAACACCACCGCGAATACGACCGAGTGGGTCAACGCCGCCGCGACACTCGTTTGTCCAGAGCGGATGAGACCACCAGAACCTGGTGGGATGGTCAAGAGGAGACCTGGGCTGAGCGCCAAGAAGAGTGCCGTCGTCACAATCAAATCGGTCTTCGTCAACACGAGACCCATCACCTTGGCCACGAGACTGTACACGAGGAAGAACACAAGTGCGTGGAACATAGTGGCCATCTGACTGGTCTGACCGGACATAAACTTGACGTTTTTGCCTGTGGTGGTCAAGAGAACACCTGGGCTGAGCGCCAAAAAAAGAGCGGCTGGAATGGCGACCTTCTGGGACGTGATATCGGGGAGCATGGTTTAATATACTGTTATATTATTTTGCATACTGTGTTGGGCTACGAATCGAACCCAGTGGTCAAATGTTGCACCAGACATAAATTCGTTGTACATGCCCAAATCATCAACACACTCCTGGACTCGACGCCAAATGTACGACAAGTGGAACTCATATGGTATCCATACGTAGTCACAATCATCGTCGTGCTCGGTGTAACAAAACTCTGCAAAATCTGAGAAATCACACTCTGTAAGGAGCGAGTGTTCCAAATATGCGTCTTTGAGGAGTTGTTGAATTATATCCCACAACGCCCACAGTTCATCTGAGTACTTGATGTGCCAATCCTCAATACTGAGATGAAGTTCATCTTCAATGTCTTCCTCATCGCTTGGAATGACGTCTGTGTTGGCACTCGCCTCGTAAACGTATTGACTCCAAACCATTGGTTTTACTTATCTTCTTCTTGGGCTTTCTCTTTTATCCCAGTTAACGAGATAGATGTGGATTCTTTTACTTTAATTGTATCCTGGATGGCGTTCAGGGCACCCTCCAACTTGGCTTCATCGCCACCGAAAAACTTGAGAAGTCCCTCACGGATAGCGTCCTTATTCATAGTCCCTTTCCGCACGGATGTACGGAGGCTAATCTTACCTTTCCTGAGGTTAATGGTATCAATACCCTGGTCAAGCATATGCTTCTTCACCGCCTCCTTGAGGCGTTTCTCTTCTTGATTGAGGATTTTGATATCAGATTTTGCTTCAGTGAGCTGTTTGGAGAGTTCAACAAGTTTGGCGACACTCGCAGAGAGTTCGTTGGGCACTGACATTATTACATAAAGCTAAGGTCTAATCTTTAAGCGAATTAGCACAAATCACGTTGCATCAAATCTGGTACAATGGTGCTGTTGTTCCACACAAATGGGTCCTTGGGGTTTGGTGGGTCCGCGCGAATTTGTTGGTTCGCGTTACGCAAAGCACCGCCAACGGTCTCTGGGAAACCAATTTGTTGACGTGGTTCAAGGAAGTTTTGACCCGCGAGGATGTCTTCTGGAGCGAACTCACCAAAGTCCTCAGCAGACGCAACTTCACGTGGGAGGAGGGAGGAGGCTAAGCCAACACCACGTTCCATACCACAACCACTTTGCACTGGGGCCGCGGCTGGGCCGGCGGCGGATGGAGCGGCACCAAACGCGGAATATTCACGTTCTTCAATAGAGTATTTAGACTTGGACGTCATAGTGAAGAGCAAGTAGACCAACACGGCGACGGCGGCGACCATCATGAGGTTCTGAGTACGACCCTTCTTCATCATCTTTTATATATGTTCAACAATTTTTTTATTCCTCAACCTCGTCAACAAAGGCATATTCTTCTGGGTAAGTATCCAAGATTGGGTCTGGGTGAACTCTGACCTGGACAACATTCCAAGAGGACCCAAAAGATTTCTTGGCGAACCAAATTCCGGCAAACTCGAGGATGACATCACACGTCTTGCCGGGCTGGACACTTTCAAAATCGACCGGGTCCTGTTGAGTGTTAAAAACCTTGGTGTTCTCGATGCGCTCGCCTGTGACTTGACCATCAACGACACTTGACGTGTAGGCACCCTTGATCACATTTTCAGAGAGTTGCTTTCCGAACCAAACCTCACAATTGTCGTGCGCCGCCGCGAGATTGAGGGCATCGATATCCTCAATCGTCTTGGTGTTCGTATCCGACACGAGGTCAAGAACGATGTCGCCTGATACATCGGCAATCTTTACCTTATTCAATTGGACGAGGCACTTGCGCTTCGTATCATTGAGTGCCTTTACAAAGTAGAAACCATCGTCACCTTTAGTTGGGGGCTGGTACAACATTTTATGTCTAGTATACGAGTTAATTCTTTAAACCAACAAACGGGATTTGGGACGCCTTTCTTAAGATTTGTGGGGGGACCCACTTGTCTCGGATTGGTTTGTACCCATACAATATCTTTGAGGTATCCACATTTTCAGGAATGTTTTTACCCACAAGTGGTCTGTAGTTATACTCGTTTTTGACGTATGCCGTTGTTTTGTTCTTCACCCACGCCTGGGTGTTCACATTAAAGCGTTGCGCGCCGTATGTTCGTGCGTATCCTGGGATGTTGATACTTGGAAGTGACGCCTTCACACCATACACAATCTGTCTAGATAATCGCTCTGTGACGGGTTTTGTTGTGTATTCACTGTAACTCTGTGGGTTCACTTTGGCGGCGAGGGACATGTTCACACGACCTTCACGACGGGGTAACACTCGGCGACTCTTAATCTTATTGTAGGTCTTCTCATATATAGAATTAATACTGTCGGTTGGACTAATTTTGGACGCTGTCGCAATCATCTTCGACAGTTTGTACATACGTTGACGGTCCTTCTCCTTTTTCTCTGGGCGGAGTCCAAGTTTTTGCATGAGGTACACATCATCCAAGAGAAATCGTTTTCCTGCGACATATATACGCTTATCGTGAATCATCACCTGTGTATCTTTGTTTTTGTATGTGATACCCTGCTTCTTGGACTGGACAACCTCATACCCAAATTCACCTGGACGCATGAAAGGTAAATCTAAAATACCCCCAATGATTTCCTTTTGGATCGCACCCTTTTGAATCGAAAAGTACCTCACGTGGAGATCGAGAGCAAACAATTCAACGTCGATGAAAACATCACCCTTCGCGGGTTCGCGCCCACCTCTGGATTTCTTCTTCTTGATGAGTGTGTAGCGTCTCGTCACGTACGGTCCAGTCTCTGAGAATCCAAAACCCATAAATCGGGTAAGTTTACTCGTCTTGGACAAACGCTGTCGCACCTTCGTGTTCATCTTTGCCGCCATCTCCCCCAATTTGTTCCAAATCAACAACTTTATCGCTTGGAGTTTACCAAAGTACTTGTCGTTGTATTTGAATCTGGGAATGAACTTTGTATCTATATCACTCGAGATGAGACGGTCTTGTCTATCAAGGTACAAATTGAATGCTTCACCACCCGAAATTATGAGATCCCCCATAGATTTGGTATACTCTGAGAGTTCCCCAATCGTTTTAAAAATAATATCACGGACTGTATCCGTCACGTAGGCGTACACCATCTTTTCGAAACTTTCCTTACGGTGGAGTCTGTGTACACGTTTCCTGAACGCGGATAGATTGTTCTCTTCGTAGTATTTTTCAAGAACTGGGTCATTGAAGAATAGATTTTTCTTCATAAATCTCTTGATGACTGCCTCTGAATATATTTCGGTGTCCATTATTATATTGCTACATAATAAATGGTCTGTAGCGTGATTGATGAATGTCGATGCTTCGCATACTCTGACGTAAGTGACCCACGGAAGGACCAGTTCTGTGGCGTGCGAAAAGGTCCTTACATCGCACCATGCCCAGCAGACTGTTGCGCGGGTGGGTGTCCTGGACAGACCCCAAAGATAGAACCAAGAGAACCTTTTAGAGTCGTTGAACGCCCATCTGTCGAGGAATCCTATTTCAAGCGTGAACCTGTGGATATGACCTTTTTAATGTTCGTCACAATTGCGTTTCTATTATTCTACCTCTCATAACTTAAAGATTTACCCACAATACAAGGTATAAGATGTCTCTTGAAACTATCCAAACTGAAATTGCTGCTCTCCGTGCCGATGTGAAGGCCCTTACCAAGATTATTCGTAAGATTAAGTCTACCCAAGAAGATCCTTTGGGTGAGAAAGCCAAGGCGCGTGCGGCCAACAATGGTTTCAACCGAAAGCAAGATGTAACGCCTAAGTTGCGTGCGTTCTTGGGTCTTGATGAAGGTGAATTGATTTCCCGCTCCGAAGTCACCAAGTTCATCAATAAGTACATCACGGAGAAGGGTCTTAAGCACCCAGAGAACGGTCGTCAACTCATCTTGGACGACACGCTTCGTGATCTCCTTGCCCCACCTGCGGACGTCCAGGTCACGTATCTCAACCTCCAAAAGTACCTCAGCCCACACTACATCAAGGCTGAGGCTTAAAAAAATAACACATTCTAGTACTATGAACTTCACTCAACAAGACATTGAACAACTTGTTGGTACAAAAATAAAGAATCTATCTTTGTATCAAAAAGCTTTTACTCATAAATCAGCCCTCAAAGAATATGAACAATTCAATGAATCCTTTGAGACCCTCGAGTTTATGGGCGATTCCGTATTAGGTTTTATCATTACCAAGTTCCTCTTTGATAAATATGAATCTCGTCAAGAAGGATTTCTCACAAAAGCTCGTACAAAACTCGTTCGCTCTGAAACCTTAGCCGCGATTGCTCTCAAGATGGGTCTCAATACTATGGTTGTTATGGATGAGAAAGGTATGCGGAACGGATGGAACAATAATCCAAAGATTCTCGAGGATGTCTTTGAAGCGCTCGTCGGCGCGATTTACATGGATCTTGGCTTACTCCATGCGAAAGAATTCGTTCTTAGAATATATAACGATCCCAAATTTATTGACCTCAACGCCATCATGATTGATGATAACTTCAAGGACCACCTCATGAAGTACTGTCAAATTATGAACGTTGCCCTACCAGAATACAGAGTTGTGGGTCATCACGAAGGTATTTTCTACATTGACGCGTATATTAATGGTCAATTTGGTGGTCGGGGGCAAGCCAAAAGTAAGAAGCAAGCCGAACAATTAGCTGCCAGAGCCTTCTTTGAACAACTTAAAAACTACCAACGATAATACATTAATATGCATCCCAATGTCAAAGCCTTAATTTTGAGGGAATACGCAGCTCAGAAGTCTGAAGAATGGTTAGCCCTTCGTGGACAGTTATTAACCGCAAGTGATGCAGCAACCGCCATCGGTGTGAATAAGTATGAAACCCCTGATGACCTTCTTCGGAAGAAGTGTGGTGTAGGGCCTCGTTTTATGGGCAATGAAGCCACAAGGCATGGTGAGAAATATGAAGATGAAGCCCGTATCCTCTATGAAGAGAGACATGGTGAAGTCGTACATGAATTAGGTCTCGTTCCACACCCGATTCATACATGGTTAGGTGGTAGCCCCGATGGTGTCACTGAAAGTGGGAAACTTGTAGAAATTAAGTGCCCAATGAGTCGTAAGATCGAGCCATCCGTGCCAGAGCATTACATGCCCCAGCTACAATTATGTATGCAGATCTTAGACTTGGAAGAAGCCGATTTTATTCAATACAAGCCTGCAGAGACAAATTGGCCTCGTCCAGAGGAGTTTGTGGTTGTAAATGTAAAGAGAGATCCTGAATGGTGGACAACAAATTTACCGATAATGAAAGAATTTTGGGATAAGGTTCTCTACTACAGAGAACATCTTGATGAGTTGCCTATGCCCAAGGAGAAGAAGACTCGCAAGAAGAAGGAAGTACCACCCCCCGTATGTGAAGTTCAACCCATTTCTGACGAGGATGTGTATGTTGAGGATTGAAGGTTTTTTACATATTCTTCAGCTTCTTCTCGAGTATCATAAGATCCTATATACTTATTCTTATACGTAAGTTGCCATCTATTCCCTTTAAAACGTATATTTCCAACATTATGCTTAAATGTTGGAAAATTTTCAGGGTCGTTTATATATCTCTGAAGTGCTTCTAAACCTTCTTCTCTGGTTTTGTAAAGTCCTAAATATTTTTTTTTATATCTAAGTTGCCATTTATTACCATGTTTACACACAGAACCATAAAATTCTTTGCAACCTTTTATCATGTTTTCTGGATTTTTCAAATACTCTTCAAAAGCCATGTGAGCTTTTTCTTCTGTTTCATATGATCCTAAATACTCATTTCTATACTTAAGTGTGTATCTATTACCATGTTTAGATATAGAACCAACTTTCATGGGAACATCACCATCAACTTTTATGAAGTTGTCTGTGTCTTTTGTGTATTCTTTTAAGACTTCTATGGCATCTTCCTTTTTATGAAATGATCCATTTGAAATAGGTTTACTCATCTTATTAATCCTGACCATTGGTACAAACAAATTACCACGTTGTTGTGGGAATCCTACATACCCATCTCTATCAATTTTTGACTTAACGAAACCATCTCGCGCTCTATCCTTCGCTTCTTGGGTGATAAGATGTTTAGCGTTTCCACCGCTATTTAGATTGTATCCATCTGGTGACAAGGAATTTAACTCCTTTATCCAGTGTATTTCTCTCTCATCAAGTTGTTCGTGTGGAACATTTTCTTCTATGATTTCATATTTCATTTGATTGCCATATTTTTGTATTGCTCTACTTATTGCAGTACATCCTGAATTTGGATTTTTATGTTCTCGCAGTCTTTTTTTAAAAGAGCATATAGTCTGCCCAACATAGACTTTCCCTGAAGGGCTTGTGATCTTGTAGATAATTCCTTTACGACCCATACATTCTTTATTTTGATCTTTCTCACAAGGTTGGCAAGGTGCATCCTCTTCCATAATTTCTCTAAGTTCCTCGTCCTTAACCTGGTACTTCTCCAAAGTTGCGTCTTTTGGCATCTTTCCAGTCTTCTTTATTTTGCGGAGAACTTCTTTACGAGCTTTGTTGTACATAAAATTGGGATCTTGTTT